CTGCAAACGTCGTTACCATTCAAGGTCGCGACTATATGGGGCAGCCTATTCGTGAGACGCTGACACTTAATGGTGCGACTGCGGTTAATACGCTTAAGATTTATCGCAGCTTGGACTTGTTGACGTGGACTGCTCCTAACGGTGCGGCTACTACTGTGAACATCGGCTATACTGATGTTCTCGGTGTTCCGTATCGTACAGTAGCGGTGCAGAACTGGCTCGAAGATGGACTTGCAGCAACTCCGGGTACTGCTACGTATGGTGCAGCTAACAATGTTGCACAGACAGCAGGCAGTAGTGATCCTCGTGGTGGTGTTGACTTCACTTCCGCCTCCAACGGTGTGAAGACATTTGCTATCATCGGTCTTGCTGACTTGACTGAACTCTATGGTATCGCTCACTACGCTGGTTAAGTTGTAATGGGATCGCTTATACGTGTAAGCGGTCCCGTTATTCTTGGAGGTAGTGATGTCGACGTTTGCAGACCTTATTCGTAAGACGCTTGTTGAATTGAGACAAGAGCCGGGTATTAGTGTCCAGCAGTATAGCGAGGATGTACTTGCCGCTATAATGCAGAGACAGTTTAACATATTCTTCGATCATTATTGGTGGCCGCGGTATACTACGAATAGAGCGATGTTTATTCTTAATGGTGTAGATGGTCGAGTTGTTGAGGATTTAAGGGATAAGATTAAGCGGATAGATGATATTAGATACATTTGGTTACAGGAGGAAGGAACACCGCTTCCTGCACTCCCTGCACATGCGAATGCAGCTACGTATCGCAAGTTCTACACATCGACACCGGATGATAGTATATTTCAAGTCATCCCTGTAGAGACGGAAGGCTACGTTCGCGTCACTTACCGTACCAAGCCTAAACCGTTTACAGCTAATGATGAAGTTCATCTCGATGATGACTTGTTAGTCTGCGCGACTGCCTTCAATTATCTCGCTGATGATGAGGATGCGCCTAATAGTGTGAAGAAGTTTATGGAGGCTACAGCTAAACGTGAAGCACAATTACGAGAGGCGATGAATAGAGGACCGATACCATTCGGCGCACCAGCAGGTAGTCCGTTTACTGAATGGATGACTTGGTAATGGCTCCACTTAAATCAACAGTCATCAGAGACTTCGGAGGTGGGTTAAATGTTGTTGACGATGAACTTAATTTGTCTTCATCATTTCAACCAGTGCTGGATAATATACATAGAGGCGTTGATAACACCCTTTCTGTTAGATGGGGCACGGAGTTATTCGTTGACCTCCGACGGGGAAGTGTATTAACCGGCTCTGCTGTATTTAGTATCGCATGGACTATAGGACAGCGGTCGTTAGTATGTGATTATAATGCTCATGGCTTACAGAATGGGGATCATATTACGTTCGTGAATGGCTGGACTAATATGCTCGGTTTGAAGAGCGAGGAGATTATAGGGAAGACATTCGGTGTACGTATCGAGTCAGCGGATCGCTTCCACCTCGTTATGACGACTGCGGCTACTGTAACTGGTTTCGATAATGCAGCGAAGACAGTGACGAAGGATACACACTTCCTCGCTGGTGATATTGTTGAGCTTGTCTATTATGATGAACAACTCGTCGCTGTTGATAGTTTAGGTGAGATAGTTAAAGTCAATGCGGCAATGCAGACTACGAAGATATGGGATCACTCTAAGGCATTCATTACTCCGGGTTCTGTAACTCCCGGACCAGGATGGAGTAATATCGACTACGCATCATCGGCTATCTTTAAGGGTGAGTTGATTATCGTCAACGGTATCGATAAGCCGGTGATTATTAATTTCCAAAAGACACCTAACTGTACGTATTTGGCTGATGCGGGTGCTGAGTATAGTACGGTAAACGTACCTGTATGTCGTTATGTGTGTGCTATTGATAAGTGGCTGATAATGGCAGGTGATCCATTGATGCCATATAAGGTACATATTAGCGCGACTAATAGTAGCGGTACATGGCAGAACCCGGCGGATGAAACTGATAACGATGGTGTGGCGATTGAGCTTAATAACACTAATAGCTCATCGGTATTCATCAGAGGGGTTAACAAGTTTAGAAACTTCCTTGCAGTAGCGTTCGACGATACGGTAGCGATGGTCGAACTTGGTATCTTTGACGGTACGCAGCATCGACCAGAAGTTACGGATAGTGTCGCAAGACATGGAGCTATTGCACATAAGAGCATGGTGTTTCTCGGTTTCGACTTGGTGATGGCTGATCCGATCGGTGTGCCGTCTTTTGCGAAATCACAGTTCGATAACTCTATTATACCATCTAGGATGAGTGAATTTATCGCACCGATGCTACAGATGAATATATCGCGATTGACAGCGAAGACATTAGAGAGGGATATCTTCTCAGTCTACAGTACGCACGATAATCGCTACGTCTTATTTGTCCCTAATCACGATGATGTAAAGGTACGTCTACCGAATGATCCCATCTATTATCTATTCGTAGATGTTGGTACTAATAGAGCGGTACTAAACACTCCTAATCACGGCATGGTAGAAGGTGAGAAGTTCTCGCTATCAGGATTAACCGATACTAAGAGGTCGATACCCTCTGGTGATATACCTGCGGAATGTACAGTCGAAGCTGTGTTAAATGAGAACCTTATATCCTTCCGTCTCCTTAACATCATCGTTGAGCCTCTCAATTTCGGAGGCATTGCAGTAGATATCACACGTAAGAGGACAGAGACTATTGCTTATGCTCTCACGTATAATAAAGGGCTGAAGATTAAGGCTTGGTCGCGCTATAGAGGATGGGACTTTAGAGCGGGTACCACATCACTATACGGTCGTGTCTTCTTAGCTGATAAAAGTCACATCTGGAGAATGGGTAATCGCTACGATCCCATTCACGCTGATTACATGGGCCTCTACGATCACATCTACGCTAATAACACTACGTATACAGCAGGGACGAAGGTGCGAGATGTACTGACTAATGAAGTGTACACCGCACAGAAGACAAACACGACTTCGGTTGATGACTCGTTTGAAGTAGAGAGGGAAAGTTTCCCTGATAACTGGATCATTTATAAAGGCATGCCTATCAACTTCGACATTGAGTTCCCGTGGGCTGACTTCGATAAGAGAGATATGACTAAACTGCTGAAAACTATAAACGTTGATGCTAAAGGAAGAGATCGGTTCACTGTTGAGATGTATCTTGATTACTATTATAAGCATAAGGTTACAGGTGCGCGTACTCCTCTATTATCGATGGACATGGTTGGTGGTGATGAAGGTGGCTTCGGTGTCCATCAGCAATCACATGGTACTGGTCGCCTCGCCATTAGACAACGACCGATACCTTTTGAAGCACGAGGGAAATTGTTTAAGTTTCGTATCTTCGGTTCGACTATAGAGCCTCTCCGTTTCATCGCGTTCATCTTCGGTTACAAAATAGTGGGAAGAGATCGATGAGCATCGGACCAGTTAAAGAGTACACGACGTACTTTGATCTTGAAGTACCCACGTTCGACTTTCCAGCGTGGCATACGTACTACGAACGCAATCTGAAGACTATCGATGGCATTATGTATCTAATGTCAGGATCGAATAGTCTTAAAGGTGTGTGGAAGAATAGCGTCGAATATGAAGTGGGTGATCGCACGGTTGATATCGACGGTGCGGAGGCTTACGAGTGCTTCGTTGGACATATAAGTCCTCCTGCACCGATGACGTTTGCTGAACATCGTCTCCTGTATCCTACGTATTGGATGGGTGTTGACTTCATTCAATCATTGATGGGTACGTCTGATAGTGCTGTAACGGTTGGCACGGGGACGAAGGTATTTGGTACGCAATCAGGCAGAGTGTTTGCTCCAGGTGCGAAGGTCACTATCGCAAGTAGTGCTAATCCTACCGTTGATTGGATGTGGGGTGCTGTTAGTGATTATACGGGATCAATATTGACAGTCGAAGTCGAAGTTGTTGGTGGTAGCGGTACACATGAAGATTGGTGGATCGCTGTTAGTGGAATTGAAGGACCAGTTGGACCGATTGGACCGATGGGTATTCAAGGTCCGCAAGGCATACAGGGCGATCAAGGCATTCCGGGACCTACAGGACCACAAGGTATCATTCCCGAACCACCGACCGGCGGAGCGATCTACGGACGGCAAAACAACGCGGGTACTGGAGCGTGGCAACTCGTTACTGCTACTGCTGCATCTACTCTTCCCACTACACCAGCGGGAGGTCTATCTTCAACAAACGTTCAAGCAGCACTTAACGAATTGGATACTGAGAAAGTTGCTAAAGCTGGTGGTGCTGCTGCGGTGATGACAGGTGTGCTTACATTGCCTGCCGCTAATCCAACTGTCGCTACAGATGCAGCACATAAGGGATATGTTGATACTCAGATTGGTACAATTAGTGCAACACTTACTACCAAAGCTGATAAGACGTATGTTGATAATCAACTTACAACAAAAGTTAATCTTGCTGGCGATACGATGGTGGGAGCACTTAACTTTAATGGCCCGAGTCATTGGGCATTTGGTGGAGTGGGTGCTGGTAGTTGGTTTAGTACGCCGGGAGCGGTTGATAGGTTCTTTGTAGGCACAGAGCCAGCGACCGATAACTTTCGACTGTATTCGATAGCAGCAGGTAATATTTTAACTCTTGCTGGTGCGAATGGAGATGCAACATTTGCGCATGATATTATTGCTAATGGTAATTTAAGAACATCAGGATCGGTTGCTATCGGTCAAGGTGTTACGTCTGGTCTGTATGGCGATGGTTCTGCATTAGCACTTAGAGCGTATGGTGCTGGTCCTATTTACTTACAACAAGCTAACGGTGCTGCTCACTATGCACTCTTCGGTAATGGGTCATCGAGGATATATGGGACATTAAATGTAGATAATACCCTAACATGTTCATGGGATGTCGTAGCTACTCAAGCTTTATGGGCACATAACGGCTTTGTGTTCCTCTCTGCTGCTGGTCATTATCTACGTTGGGATGGTGGTAGTTATCAATTCCCACATGGTCACTTGTACTCACCGGCTGGGCGTTTGTACGGGACGAATGATTTCAACTTTAATAACTTCATACAGAATGGAGCAACACCAACCTTCTACGCGATTGAAGGTGCGTATTATATTGACATGAAGTATCCGGGTCATGAAGCGGAGGATTTCTGTGCGCGTATTATAGTTGGATCAGATCATGTTTTATCTTTTGAGTCTCCATCAGTTAGAACTAATACTGAGTTCTCTGCTCCGACAATGTGGACTAGTTTAGGTTATCGGTGTAATACTGGTGGGAATTACGGAGCGTATGTCTTCGCTATCAATTGGCCGGGTGGTGGCTTCTATATTAACGGTACGTATGTCGGAGCTATTGCCGTCAGTGATTATCGTGCGAAGAAGGATGTTCGTCCACTCCCATCGATGTGGGATCGTGTGAAGGCGCTTAAACCTGTCAGCTACCAACACCGAGATTACACACCGTCTCATCTGACAGACACAGCGAAGAACACAGGGAAGCCGTTTGTCGAAGCTGATGGTATTGAGCGATGGGGCTTTGCTGCACATGAGTTACAGGATACACTGGTTGAAGGTGCAGCGACAGGACGTAAGGATCAGGTTAAAGTATTACAATCACCAAATCCAATGGTGGTTATTGCTGCTCTCACTAAGGCATTACAAGAAGCAATGGAACGTATTGAAACACTAGAGGCCGCATATGCAGATGCAAACTGAGACCACGACGATCACACATAGACAACGACGACTTGAGCGACTTAAGAGAGCAGGGTCGTGGTATGATATAAGAGAGATGCTGACTAAAGATGACTTATACGTATTAGAGCCTCTCTTCAAAAAGGCGCATCAGGAACTTCAACCGCATCTCGACTTTTCAATGGATGCGATACTCCGTCATGCAACGTATAAGATGGCCGATCCTGAGAGGATGACGTATAATGGATGGGCCGCCTATCGTGAAGGTGAGCCAGTCGGTTTCTTTATCGGTTCGCTGTCATCTTTCTTTATGTCTACGGATAAGATGGCAGTCAGTAACGTATGGTATGTAGACAAACCCTACAGAGGAAGCCCTGTAGCCTTCCTGCTGGTTAAACAGTTCCTACAATGGGGAGCTGTCCGTGGATGTGTTCGATTTGTTATCGACATAATCAAAGACAAACACTCCGACAAGCAAGTTCGACTATTCGCTAAGATGTCACAAAAGCTCGGCTTCAGAGAGGCGGGCGTCTACTTTGTAAAGGATACGAACAATGCTGCCAGCATGGATGATCGATCAAGTTCGACGTAAGAGTGATGAACAATCGGAGAGACATATCGGAGACGAAGACACGACGTTTAATAGAGATACTCCTCGTCCTGATAATAGTGATATTAGCGATGACGATAGTGATGTTCTAAACTGTGGAGGTAATGCACCTTCACCGCCTCCTGCTCCCGATCCGATGGCAGAGGCACGGGCACAACAGCAACTCGAAGATCATCGTAATGAGATTGCTGAGACTAATCGCATCGCGGAGGAGAAACGTGCTGCGGAGAAACTTGTCAAGGATACCGCAGACTTTCAAGGTCGTGTCGGTGGAGCAAAAGCTCTCGCGAAAGACTATGGTAGCAGTAAACTACGCACGATGGGCATTGATGATAACTACGGCATCATGTCCGCGTATGAGAATGCACTGAATAAAGCTCAAGGGAATATCCCTAATCTCGATCCGTCTCCAGGTACGTACTTCGGTTCGGACCTTTGGGAGAATACCGTAGGCGACATACGCACACAGAACCGCAATAAGATCACTCGCGGTTATGAGAGTGAGGTTCCGGTTGGTTTCGAGTCCACGTATATACCAGATACCGCTGATGACCAGCTTATACAATCGATCATCAACGAACAGTTCGGTGAGGCGAATGAGTATATCGATAGAGCTAAAGCGCGAGGTACGTTGAATGATGTTGGTTATGGTACAGCTTCGCGCGCACTAGGACAGCAGAAAGCTGGTGCGTTCGAACGTGCTAATCAACAGGGCCTTGGTGTTCTGGAGACTGGCAGACAGTCACTTAAGGATATCGACAAACAGGCACGTCAAGGACTAACGAATTGGGACTTCGGGGATCAATACGATCCATCTGCGTGGACTGGTAAGATCAAATCTGGTGCAGCAGCGTTTACTGGTGGACTAGAAGGTAAGTTGCGTAACGCATTCGGTAGCACTGAGTTCCTCGATCCTGAAGCACTGATTGCTAAGGGTGGTAAAACACAGGGAGCGGTTAATCCCGGTGCGACTGCGTTACAAGATGCAATGTCAGAAGAGGAACGTCGCCGCACTGCTGGTTCCGTTGGAGCGTTCTAATTCCTTATACGTATAAAGGAACGCAAGGATGGAAATGATGGGCGGAGCATTAGGCGCAGTCGGTAGCATTGCCGGTGCATTCATACAAGCCGACGCTCAGAAGTATGCGGCTAATACGAACTACTCTATCGCGTTGATGAACTACTATCAGCGCGAGAGAGAACGCACGCAGGCACGTCTAGAAGCACAAAGGATCGAACGTAAACAAGACCTCGGTATGACGGATATCGAGGGGACTAAGACCGCATTTACACCGGGACTTGGTTGGAGAACTACACCGACAGCGCAAAAACAGGCGCTGATGAATAGAGAACAAGCTGAGAAGATGGCTCAGTTTGGCGATACTGCTATGAAGCGTCGCCAAGTGCAGG